TGTGTCCCACGTTCCCACATGTTTGTAACCGAGTCCCTTCAACAAGTCAGATGCTGAGAAGTCACCCCTGTTCTGTTCTATCACTATGGTCGGATTGCAACGCTCTATTGTGTCCAGTGATCCTTGCAATATCTTGGTCTCGTAACCCTCAACGTCACACTTGATGAAGTCCACGTTGGCGAATTTGAACTTGTCAACGGTGGTTATGTTCACCTTTAATCCACTGTCTAGTTCCTTGATTCTGCCTACGCCTCTTTTGGTGTAACGCACATCATCCTTCTCGCCCAGCCCTGTGTTGTGGTAAGTGAACTTGTTCACGTCTTTTACTTCTTTAGCCAAGAATGACTGCCTGTCCCTGAAGTCAAAACAATGCACGTGTTGGAAGTCGGGCTCGAGCCATTTGGCGAAGCCAAACGTGTCACAGCCTATGTCCAGGGCGTTCCTGAATTCTTTTATGTGGGGTTTGCACCACTCATAGAAGTTATTCCATACTACTAGTTTTTTTTGATACGTTGACATATACTCTCAAATTTTTTATTTGACATATCCAGTTGTACAACCGGGCGTCTTATGTAGTTTTTATTTTTCTCCAACACCTCTATATCTTTGCTTTTTGTTATAAGGAACGTATTAGGAAAGTAAAGTATATTTTTACCCGCGAGACGCAAGTCATCCCTGTTGTTACGATCATTCCTTTCCTTAAAAAACCAAAGGCATATTACTTCTTTTTGAAAATTTATGTGCCTTAGGTCGTCAATAAACTCGAATCCTGTTTTATATTGCTTGTCAAACTCCTGCCAGGTATGGTGATCTAGATTGTTTTGATTCTCATACAACTTGTCGTATTCCTTAGTGTCAAATATGTTGGTAGCATACACGTGGGTTACCGGTTCGACAAAAATTTGATCTGACTGAATTTTTTCCCAATTCATTATGCCGAGAAAAGGTTTATAACTTCTTTCTTCCACACGTCGGCGTATTCACATTCTCTGTAACCATCAAACCAAGGACCACCTTCCGTGTAGTGAAGTATTTTTGGTTTTCCGTCTTTAGGTTCTTTGTACCATCCAACTAGCCAATTGTAATGATGTGGTAAAGATCCTATGTCTGCATCGTCTAGCCACGAAAACCTGTGTAGAAACTTTGGACTTTCTTGATTAAGCAGTGCAGGAGTTAGGATTTTATTTTTCTCGTGACCACAATTCCACAGAACCATGGAACTCCAATTCTTACGTGGGTACACGGATTGTACCTGTCCGTCCATCTTTGTAGTCTCTTTTGGTTGGTACTCATGTTGCACACATACAACTGCTTTTGATTCATCACAGTATTGCTCTAGTTCTGTGGTTGGAACTTTCCAAACAAAATCGCAATCGCAAAACACCGCCCAGCCTTTGAAGTCGTTAAGGTATGGAACAAAAAACCTAGTAAAAGTAAATTCTGTAGATGCAAGTTTATCGGACTCTCTGGTGTATATGCCTTGCGATCTCATGTCGTTCTGTTTTAATGGTATAACTTCTGCTGAGGGATCTCTGCGTTTGATCGAGTGTTCACACACCTGATATGCTATGTCTTCTCTGCTGTCCCAACCTACATAAACCTTCATATCAAATATTTAAGTCTTTGGCCAGTTCAGGTATAAAATTAGATAGTTCTATCTTCCTATAGGCATCTCTTTTAGATATGACTTGCTTGAATCTTTCTATCTGCCTGTACACATCTGAGTCTAGATTTTGTTTGATGTTTTTAATCAAAGCATCAAAGTTAGTTGTGTGCATCAGTTTGTCTTGTTGCAGTCCTAACAATCTCTCGAGAGACTTCTCCTTGGATTTTTTTGGTAAAACTCTTAAGTGTAGGTAATCTGGCCCTTCGAGAATATTGAAATTACAATGTATCTTGACAGCGTTTGCATAATCGATCATGTCTTTTATATACATCAAATTGAAATTTTGTACTGTATGATTAATCATGAACGTGGCATTCTTTAATTTTCTTAACATCTGCACGTTGTATTTGATTGTTTCAAAATTACTAGGAAATCTCAGGTAATCGTTCACTTTGTCTATGCCATCGATGCTGAAAATAATTTTCAAATTTCTAAATCTTTCTAGAAGTTTATGTAGGTCATCGTTATATATTGTGCCATTCGTTGTTATCCATACAGCGAGATTATGTAGGTCCTTCTTCCAACTTAATTTTTCCAATAGTTGTATTATCTTTGGATTCATCAAGGGTTCACCACCCTGTAAAGTTATGTGTGTCACATTGTGTTTTTCAATTTGTTCTATGAGGTAGTCCAGTCTCGAGTCATCGTAATCATAGTTCTTCTGATCTAGTTTCTCAAACCCCAGGTCGTTGTTCTCAACTAGCAACTTACTGCTTAAAGTTCCACTGCACATATAACATTTTAGATTACAAAGATTTGTGATGTCGAGGTTGTAGTCTTCGGGGTGTTCCAAGTTTTCTTTGCCAAGCAGTTTCAAATATTCCTCTGCTTTTTTATTGCCAATCACTTTGTATTGGAAGTTTGAGTTTTGACGCAAACTTCTTGATCCTATTGCCTCCTTCTCCCAACATATCCTACACTCCTTGGGAGTTTTGTTTTCTTTGAAGGCATTTATAAGATACTGCCTGTAATCACTATTCCAATAATCCACTATATCGTTTTGTTTTAGATTGAATCTGTGTTGTCCTTTGAATTCTGTTTCGTTTGGTCTGGCGTCACAACATACTTTGATTGATCCGTCTGTGGTAATGTTGATGCTGTTGTAGGGTCTGATGCAGAATTTATTTTTTTCCATGTAGTAATGAATGAATTTCTTTCCAATTACTTACACGTATGATTTCTGGGTGATCGAAGTCACGGTTGTATGGGTGGTCTATTAAAATAGGCTTTAAACCGTAATTGAGCCCTGCTAAGGCGTTGTGAGGCTTGTCCTCGACCCAATACAGTCCGGTTCCGTGAAATTCTGCTAATGCGCTGTCTTTGTCTGCACCTGTACCAAGAATATGGTAGTTTGTAAAAATGTGTTCACCAAATAATTCACCGAGTCTACGCTTTCTCAGTTCCTGTGCTGGCTTATCTGATGTCTGCGACGTGATGGGAATGAACGTCCAACCTTCCGCCGCTATCAGTTTAACCCAGGTCTGTGATTCGAGCATGGGACGTTGTGTGCCCATCCAAGCACTCCTATTGAATTCTCTAATTTCTTTCCTCACCTCTGTTTTTGTAAGTCCAAATCTTTCCGCCATTTCGTAGGTGTTTTCTTTGTCGGGGAGAAGTTTATAAGGATGATATCTCGCACCACGTTCGTCGAACAGTGTGCGTTGCAACATCCATTTGGTGAAATGGTGCTCCCATTCCAGTAGCACTCCGTCTACGTCTGTTAATATGATTCTATTTGATGTCGGCATCTTCCATTCCAGCGACCCTCAGTTTCACAATGTTGGTTATCTGCCATTGCTTCTGATCCAGTCCTTTGGTTATGCCCAGCCATTGGTTTCGCAGTAGTGCGAAATCGTTTACGATTTTTGTCAGGTCAACAACGTCATCCTCGCCGTCGACATACTTCTCTGCGTCTCTGCTTGATAGTGCTCTGTTATAGTTCTCTAGAAATTTCTTAAATGTTTTTGATCTCAATCTTCTCAGTTCGATGTTTAGGTACTCTAATATTGCTTCTAATTGTTGAAGTTGTCCAAAACGTTCTTCCACTATACCTGGAAGTGCCGCGGATGCTCTTTCAAGGTTGCCGTATATCTTACACTGCTTCTTTGCTTCAAGCAGTTCCTTGTCAAAGTGTGCGACGCAATCTGGAATTTTTGCTAGACTTCTACTAACTTCGTTGTACCAATTAATCATCTCTATACCTGTCGTCGTACGGCTCGTCTACTTCGTCCTCGTCTTCAAACACGGTATTGATTGCTTCTTCTAGTTTAGGATCAAACTCTCCGGATGCCTTTATCTCGTCGGATTCCACACCAATGTCTTCTAGACTTTTGATAAAATCAATTGCCGCATCTAGTCTTGATCTTTCTGGTACGTAGTGCGAAATCGAACTCCAAAGACGTTCTATGTCTTCGTGGGTGAAATCAATCATTATTCTGCGTCGTCCTCTTCTATAGTTTCTGTTTTCTTCGCTTTTGATTTTGGTGCTTCTTCAACACTTTCCGCTTTCGCTTCTGTGCTTTCTTTGAAGTTTGCCATTATCATATCTAATTTATCACCAGTCCACGCTTTTCTGAAGTCTATGTGTTCTTTCCCTTGTGGATCAACATATTTCAGTCTATTTCCGGTTTGTACAAGAATACCTTTCTTCTCGAACAGGTCCACCAGTCCACTGTAGGGATCCATACCTGTGTCATAAGGGATCTTGACCTGCACACCCTCAAACGGTTTAGCATATCTTGTTTTCATTACCTTACAAGCGGCCCTGATACCTCGAACTTCAGATATCTTGTTGCCCTTCTCGTCTTCTTTGAGTTTCAATTTCTTCATTGCTATCACGATAGAACTTGCATAGATGAATCCCTGTCCGCCTGATATCTTGTCATCTGGATCAAACATGTCCTGTGATGCGTAGGTGTGGTTGGTCGCAATCAATCCCACGTTCCAACTTCCAAACATGTTTACACAGTTCCTGACCAGTGCGGTAAGAGCCTTTGGCTTCCTACCAAGGTCGCCTTTCATGTCTCCCGCTTCAAATTGGTTCACGTCTGTAGGTGTCAGCATCATGCCCAAACTGTCTATCACGAAAAGAACTTTAGGAGCACCTTCTTTGTTGTCAGCATGTTGTTCCTTGTAGCCTTTCATAAACTCTGATATGGTCTTGGCCACGTCATCCACCATTGACATGCTCAGTTTTAAAAGTTTTTCTTCCGACGTGTCAACGCCCAGTGCCTGTAGCCATGTCTCATCAAGTGCGTTCTCTGTGTCTATCAATATAACGAAGATACCCTGTGCTTGGGCGTTCTTGATTATGTTTCCTGATGCTATGTATGATTTACCTGCCCCTGATTCTCCTGCGAGCACAGTCACCTTACCCAATGGAATTCCTTTGTTGAAATCACTGGTCATCAAATAGTTCAGAGCATAGTTGCCTGTAGATATCCAGTCTGTTGGATCACTGAAACCTATTCCTAGTCCTTGGATTGATTTTGTGATACTCTTTCTAAATTTTGTTGCGTCAAATACTTTTGTCATATTGCCCCTATAATATTATCCAAAGGATTATTGCCACAATCAACATCCACGCGGGTATTTGTTTGTACAATATCCATTCTATTGCTTTTGTAATTTTTCTTTTTATATCCATACGTTATATTACTACACAAGGCCCTAACAGTCAATATCAGGGCCTTGGTAAAATGTCAGATTATTTTGCTTGTCTTGATCTGATCAGTTTCAGTATGTCCTCTGCCCTCTTGGCACTGTCAGTTGCAGGAGCCGCCGGAGCCGCCTCTGGTTGTGGTGCTGGTGCAGATTCAGTTACTGGTGCCGGTGCAGGTTCAGATGCAGGTGCTGTCGTTGCCGCTGGTGCCTGTGCCACAGGTGTCTGTGGTGCATTGTAGGCCACGCCCGCTGGTCTGAAGTACTGTCCGTACTGTTCTAGATCATAAGCCTCACCTTCAACAGATTTCTCAAATAATTCCTTGATTATTTTTACCTCTGTCTCGGTAGGCTCTTTTGGTCTGAAGTCGTTTAGGTTGTGTAAACCATGGGTGTCGATCGCGGCTCTCTCTGCCTCGTCCAACGCTCTTTCTCTTCTTGACCATTTTGATGTTGAGTAGTCAGCGTAACCACCTTTAGTGGTTTTCGTTATCCTGAAGTCAACACCCTTCACGTAGTCAGTTGGCATTTCTTCCATCTCTGGATCCATCAGTGCCCCTCTGATAATGTTGAAGATCTGAGGTCCGATGATGAACCTTCTGATCGGATTCTCAGGTGTTGTGTCCTCTGATAACGGATTCGTGACTACGAAACCTTGGAATATGTAACTTTTCTTCTTCCAATATTTCCTACCCATGTCTTCCATGCTCTTGTCTTTGAACCATGGTCTCACTTCCGTTAGCACTGGACAAGTCTTGCCATACATCTCCATACACGGTACTTGTACTGTTACCGGTCTTGAATCTGTCTGACCCTTGATACCTGCGAAAGGTAGTTTTATCATGTTCCTTTCAGTCCAGAAGAATGTGTTGGTCTCGTCCTTGTCTGGTAAGAACCTAACTACTGCTTCAGAACCTTCAGATATATTCCAGTGTGGGTAGATGGCGTTGTCTCCGCCTGATGATGAAGTGGAGCGATTCACTTCTTGTGCTTTTAACTTCGCTCTTATTTCAGCCAATGATGCCATAATGTAAGCCTCCTTTATTGTGCCTATGTTTGTTTGTGCCTAAATGTATATTAGACATACTGCATAATATACACACTTATTTATCTAATGTCAATGATTATTTTTTTGTAGAAAACTTTCCATATGGCACAATGCAAGGCCATTGTCAATAATCCTGTTATACCTATCCATTAGCCATTGGCAAGCCATTATTTCCCTGATCATTTTAAGATTTCCTCTGAACCGATTTAGCAGATCTGACAGCAGTCGTTGTAGAATTTTTTGGTTTTCTGTATTGGTTGAGTAAATTTTGGTAGAACTGTTCAATGTGTGAGTAAGATCTGCAAGTCCATCATCAACGTGCTGACTAATATAACTCTTCCAAATTTTTGCACTTAAACAATTATCAATCAAATCTAAATCTAATTTAGACCAATCTATAGTTTCCCATAGATCTAACCAATTTTCGTTTGCCAGGTTTAGAAATTTATCATCGTTATTTTCGTATTGTCTTGAGTAAGATCTCCAAGAACCGTGGTCAGTACATCTGACACTGTCGGAGTTCCAAGTTGGCACAACATACAAGTTGTCTCCCCATAACGGCGACCAATCTGAATATGCATTATATACAGTTTCAAATATACTAGGATATCCTACTTTAGAGAAAGTCTGCGAAGTAATAAATGATTTCCATTTTGTATCTAAACTGTTGAAAGCGGGCAAAATCCATTTACCGGTGTGTAACATGGTTGCATTGGAACCGTTACCATGTAATATCCAATCGCAATCTTGTTTCAACTCGCCTATTGTTCTTTCGTCATACCCATCCAAATTCATGACAGCAGGTTTAGGAACACTTGCAAGACTACTACCTGTTATGTAGTCATTCACCAGCAGGTGTCCATCTAGCTCTTTGATGTTTGCAGACACGTGCTTCCTTTTCCATATACTAATAGTATCATTGATAAGTTTTGTGTTTTTTATATTATACCGAGGGCCATCTGTGAATCCTACCACGTTGAAATCAAGTTTATTCTTGTACAGCCATGACGCCATCATGTTGCTGTCTATTCCGCCCGAGCACAACACCGTGTACTTGCCTTTGTACTGTTCGGCTAAACTTGTCATGTGTGCATCGAACATTTTTTCAACACTGTTGTAGTATTCTCTTACACAATAATCGCGTTGGACAATTTTTTTGGTTTTAATTCTTTCATTGATCATTTCAAGATCGTCGGTAACTTTTATACCTTCATAGAAATCTAAATGCTGATCCACTAGGGTCGCACTGGTTAAATGATCTAAGATTCCTGGAGTAAAATTCGTGTCATTTTTCCAATCAGTCTTAGCAAAGCAACCGCCAACTTCACTGTGTGGAATTTCTACACCTTTGAATTTGTGTTTGACAGGGTACCAATCTCGGTCGTAAGGCAACTTCATGTGGATATTTAATGTGCCTGATGTTGGTGGTGATTATTTGTAGAACGCTAGGTTCTTGATACGATCTATCTGGGTGTCGTATGCCATTTCTTCTTCTGAGTAGAAATCTTCCAATTGTAGGCCTGCAAGTTCTATGGCATCTTTCAAAGTGTATTCCTGGTCGCCAACTTTGAACTTGTCGCCTGCCTTCATGCCCGCCGCCTTGGCTTTCTGAACTGCCTGTGCGAATTGATTGCCTTCAAATTTACCTGCGTGTGCACCGCCTTGCATTTTATCGTAGTGTTCCGCGGCTTCTTCTTGACTTAATCCTAGTTCATCTGCTTTACTCATGAATTCTTCCTTGCTCATGCTCTGTGCCATGTCTGCTATCTTGTCTCCCATTCCTTCTGTCTTGTCTGCGTACTTGGGATCACCTGATTTCATTCTTTGATATGCTGTGGTATTCATCATCTTGTCTGCCTTTGTCACATCAAGTTTTGTAGCGTTCTCTTTGTCTTTCTTTTCTATCTCAGGATCTTTTTTAGGTTCTGTTGTATATTCCTTTAATTTGTCATAGTTCTGATGTAGGTATTTTTCAGCCTCTTTGTAATCGGCTGACTTGAATGCCGAATTGCTGTCCTTGTCAAGCACGTCGTATATCATCTTGCCGTCTTCGCCCTTGTACATTGATACATAAGGCTTGATTGTAGATTCTCCAACGTTGTCGACCCAACTTTCAAACGCTTCTGTTTCTTTTGGTTTGCCCTTAAGGTCTTTCTTTGGTGCGAATTCGCCTGGATCTTTCCTCACCTCATCTTTGAATGCTGGATCATTCTGCATCTTCTTGTAATCGTCGATGTATCTCTTGGCAAGTTGTATTGCTATCTTCTTGTTCTTCATGTAGTCTGGAGTTGGTTTGAAGTTCGCGCTGTTCTCTTGTTCCATCTCGTCCGCTACCCTTGAAGCGAAGTTTGCCAGCCTGTCTTCCTCACCTGATTTTGTAAGGAGCCTACTTGCTATGTCTGATAGTATAGAACTCAACATTGTGTTCTTGTTTGTGAATTTCGTGTTCTTCAACATCTTGTCAGCGGCGTCATCTTTCCTCAGTACAAGTTTGCTGTCTGGATCTGTAAGGAATGACTGTACAATAGCACCGTGGTCCACTGGTGGTTGTATCGGTGCATCAATTGGCTCTGCATCTGGTTCAAGTTCGTTGATTGGTTCTTCCTTAGGTGCGTTTTCTAATTCAGCCATAACCCTACTGATAAGAGGAAAAGCATCTTCCACCCTGCTGTCTAAATTTGTCTGTGTGAATTTTTCTCTCAACTTGTTCACTGTCTCGTCATCAAGCACCTGGTCTTCTTTTTTCTTGTAGCTCTTGCAACTTGATTCGTAGTGTGACTGTTTTGACAAGTTTCTCATGTATTCCCTTAGGTTCTCTAATTGTAGTTTCGTGTTCTCAATAATGTCGCCTGCGTTGTCGTTCAGTTGATCCTTGTTAGAAACATATCTTGAGAATGATTGTAATTTTGCTATATCTTCGGAAGTCTGTATGATGTGTTCACCAAACTCGTCATGCGGTCTTCCACCGTTGGCCACGTGTCTCATCATTGCTCTCGCACCTGATAGATGTGTAAGTGGATACTTGAATCTCTCACCGTCTTCGTTTTCGATGTAAAGTGATTGTATCTGTCTTGACCTTGCACCTGGCACAGTCTCATCAACCTTGCCTTTGTGCCTGATTATCAATTTTGTTTTGTTTAGGTTCTCGAATGAACTCTTAGAAGTGCCTGTTAGGCCTTCTGCAACTGGTGCCTTTTCAACACCCGCTAGTTTAGTGATTCTTGCTAGTTCTTCCGACATCTCGTCAGTATTTACCGTTTTGTTCGTATCTGCGAGATTTTCATAATCCTGCTTCGTTAGGTTGTTTTTTGTGATATCTCTGACATCAAATGATAATTGATGCTCTACGGCGAAATCCTTCAACTCCTTCAAGAAAGCATACCATTCGTCTCTGCTGTCCTCGTCAATTTTGCTGACAAGGTCTCTGTTGTAGTAAACTTTCATGTGCTCACCGTCGGCTAGGCTTATGCTTACCGCACCAAAAGTGTCTGCATCTTCTCTGAATTCGAACTCAAAAAACACAGCATTTCCTGGGTCTCCTGTAGCGGCACCATTCTCGTCTCCTAGTCGTATGTTGGAGAACTGTGATCTTATCTTGTTGAATAGGTCATTTGATGTTTTTGGATTCATTTTGTATTATTTAGCGCCTTTTGAACTTGAATATGGTTCCATGGAGATGAACCTGTTTGGTACGGTGTACTAGTTCAAAGTCGTTGTCAACAGCAATTTTCAGCACCTCTGCGGCAGGCACACCCACCGTTTTTGAGACGTTTTTGTCTATTACTGGTATTCGTAGATAGAGCATGTAATTGCACTTCTTAAACATGGTATCAAGCGATCGCTGTCGCGATATGGTTTTAATTTTATGGTAAACTCCAAGACAGAAGATCTGGTCATAACTTTGATAATCGTAGGTCAGGTAGTTTTTCGTTGAAAAGAATATGTTCTTTATTCCCTTTGCGTTATTCTTGGCCTGCTGTATTCTGTAAGGTTCTATGTCAAAGGCATGGACCTCTTTGAACATTTTGGACAAAGATATTGAAATCAATCCCTCTGCACAGCCAACGTCTAATGCGATGTGTGAAGGGTCTGCTTCTATCAGGTCTCTGAGATCGTTCCATCTGTCCGCAAAGTCAACGTTGCCAATCATGTGTTGACCGGTCTTGTAGTAAAGGCTATGTTTCATTATCCTGTGAACGATCCAAATATCGGCATTGGTGTTATCTCACTGGTGCGGTCAGTCCATTTCTCGAATATTTTTGGATCAAAATCTGCCAACACTTTCATCATACGTGTCATTAGTAGACACGCACTGACTAGGTCGTCGTGCTGTCCAGGTTTGGCTTTGTAACTCAATCCCGACGCCACAAAATCCTTCATCTCGGATATAAGCAGTTGCGAGTTAATTTTCATCTTGCCACCCTCGACAAGTTCTTTGAATTTTGTACATGCGTCGATCTTGTGTTTGGCTGTGGTGTTGAATCCACGTCTAAATTTCCTCCTGTGTCCTTTCCTTATGGGTTCACTGAGGAACATTCCCACAATGTTTTCTTCACCTATGTCCATCACACGCATCAAGGCGGCTTCACCTATGGTATTGTTTTCCATGCTGTAGAAAATTTGTGGAGTTGCACTGGCATCTCTCTCTAGTATTGTGTCGTGTATATGTTTGTTAATACCCTGTAAAATCCTTACCTGCTGGTTCATCGGAGTCATGTTGTGATGCCATTCTCCCACTTGCTCGAATGTTGGCAGTTCAAAAACTTGTATGGCCGCGTAGTCTCCTCCTGTACCCATGCTTGGGTCTAGTGATACCATGTAGGTGTGTCCCGGTGTTGGACGTTTGAACCAACGCACCTGTCCTGTGGTTTCTACTGGCGGTACTCCTTCCATGTCTGCAAGTGTTAAACTGCTGATCAAGGTTTCGTCAAAGATCAAGAATTCACACTCGTGTTCCCTCCTGAATCTCTCTTCGCCAATTCTGGCACGTTCCGCGTCTGCCCATGCCTCGTCCCTATCTGGGTGTTCCGACCAATGCGCCTTCATGGCATAGAAACCGTTTGTACCTGTTATCTTGTCGTTGCCATACTCATCAAATCTTTTATTTGCTTCTTTCCATATCATAGCAAATTGGTCTTCATCACTGTTCGGAGTGGATGTGATCATACACTTACCACCTGTACTCAATGTTGGTGACAGTGAAGTCCAGAACTCTTTAGCCTTTTCGGGTGGTTGCACGAACGCGAACTCATCACAGTAAATTAGCGTGAGTGACATACCCCTACCTGTGTTCTCAGTTGTTGTGGTTGCCATTATCTTTGAACCGTTGTCAAACTCTATCGAGTTCCTGTTGTATTGATTTACTCCGGCCTTTATCCAACTAGGTAACATCTCGTATGCGTAACGCACCCTTGACATGATGTCAGATGCTCCTGCGTATTTGTGTGCGGCGATTAGTATCTGCGAATCTGGTCTGAACATCGCATACCATATTAGATAGCCTGAAGCACAGGTTGTCTTGCCTGTCTGTCTAGGCAACATAGCAATTGAAAACCTATGATTGTTGTAACTTTCTATCAATCTCTCTTGGTATGGGAAAGGCTGGAATGACATTTCTCCCTTAGTAGGATGCTGTATCTTCATAAATTTCTTCATGAAATACAGAGGGCCTGTTTCGGGGTTCATGCACTGCTCAAGGGCTTCTACTTGTTCCTTTGAGTATTTGTGCTTCTTATTGGCTTTCTTTATCTGATCTGAATCTAAACTAACGTATGCCATAACGTAGTATTTAAGGCTGTGATTTGAAGTTGAAAAGTATTACTTTGCTTCTTTGTCTTTGATGGCTTTTTTCATTGGTTCTTTTTTGTCGCCATCTTTGTCCATATCCAAGAAGTCAGGTTTTGCTTTTTTGGCTTCTGCCTGGTACGCTTCCTTGAAGTTCTCGTACTGATTCCTTAAACTGTTTGCAATTTCTTCCTCAGTGATTTTATCTTCTGCGTATGCCATTGGACTGTCACCGCCTGCAACTTTAGGATATGATTTTTTCTGTCTGTTCAAACCACCAGAATTTACATTTACCAAAGTGTCCACGTCTGACACTTTTTCTTGTGGCTCGTTTGCAAAAGTTTCTTCTTGTTGATCGTCTTTAGGCTTGTTAACTATGTCTCTCATTCTAGCCATGTC